TTTTCTCAGCGAATTTTCGCTGACCTGCGGACTGTGGCGTTTGGCCCAGTTGGAAGTCCCCCTTGCGCAGGCCGGGCACCAATAGCGTCTATGCATCTGGTGTGTCCAGATGCGATTTTCTTTTCCACGTAAAACAATAAATCTTATCATATTGTTTACGCTGTCACTGGTGGGCCCGTCTATATTGACGGTACCGCTTACTACGAAATTCTTCAATTCTTGTTAGATTGGTTACTCGTGAAGTTATCTAGCAATGGTGGCCAGTACAACTTATGTACCGAGTCTGGCATATGGTGCTGCGTGTCGTACAGAACAGCAGATGTCCCGTCATACTTGGACTCTGGCGAATCTGAGCGTGAGTAGTACTATAGGGCTGGAACCTGCTTATTCAGCAGCTGACGGTCCTCCTAATGCTGCTCAGACCATTACCATGGACTCTTTAATCATTTGGAGACCTACTGGTGATGGAGCCGGAAACGTTCATGTGATTAATTCACAGCCGGGCCTACCTGAGGCGCATACCTTGGGTTCTAGCTCTACGACCGCAGGCTACTCCTCATGGACCTCTAACACTTCAGAATTCAATGTAGCACTCGATCCTAATATTCGTAGCGTCTATGACAACATGTGCGTTAGAGATTTAGACGGGAAATGCATTTTGTCTATCAATATGGGAGGTGGATACGCTACCATTCGTGCGAAGCCGTTACTCCACGCTCACTTTGGTATGACTATAGATGCTTTGCTCTCTGAGCTGAAACTCGATATACATGACACTAAGTCTTACAGAATCGGTTACGACAATAAGAAAGGTGCTCGTTATTGTTTTCATCCGTGGGTCCAGAGCAAGAAGGCTTTGGGCGAATGGACTTCTGCCCTTTCCGCCCCTAGGCCTGTTGACGACGGTACTACTGCCCTGCAACACAATTCGACTTTTGGCTATTCTGATTCCTTCCCTTTTGGCGGTTGGATAATGTGCTTTTCTGAGTTAGCGCCAATGCTGAACTTGGGTGTCACGCCTTCTATGACTATCATTTCTAGATTAGACGTACAAGTACAGCTCGACTCTTCTGTTAATCATTTACGGATGAGACAGCACAACCTCACAGTTAAGCAACTTCATGACCACCATGAAAAGGACAAACAGCCTAACTCGTTGCCGAACCAGGGCGATGCCATGACTCAGGCTTTCGATTCAGCCATTGCGAAATCAAAGCAGAAACAACCAGCCAAGGGTTTTCTCGCTAAGAATAGGAAAGCTGGGCCGCCACCGCCGCCACCGAGTAACAATCAGTTGAAGGCAAGACAGCAAGAGACATCGTCTTGGAAGCCTTCACTTCGTCCATTAGCAGATAAAGCTGCCAATGTGATCAACTCCGCCACAAGCAACAAACAGCTAAGGAAGGGACTCCTTAACATAGCTTATCAGGCGAGCGAAATGCAAAGATCTCGCACGCGCGGACAGAATGCAATAAGAAATGGAGAACTTCGTAGGAGGCGCCGGTAGACATCAATGTCAACGGCTCCCGTTTCTAGTGTATCTGTGTGGTTAATAAACATTTGTGGAATTCTAATTTTCTAGTTAATACATTTTCGCGGGCCCCCCCCCTCGGGGGGGGCCCGCAATACAAGTTCTCACGCCGACGCCATCTGGCGCCGGGAACGGGG